TATCAAAGTTACAAAAACCAAAGTGCTGGCAGCATACGGACAGATTATTGATGTCTTGTTTGCTGGCCAGCGTTTTCCTTTAGGTGTTGACCCTACTCGCATCCCAGAAGGCGTAGAAGAAGCGGTACATTTTGACCCTAAAGATGCCGAAAATTCTATGGAAGAGCTCGGCAAAATGTACGGATTTTCTGGAGATGGACGGCAACTCCCGCCTGGGGCTACCCGTAAAAGCCTAGAAGAAATGAACCTTGGTACATTTTCTGATGAACTTTCTGAAATTGAGGGCGACGTACGCCTCGGCGTTGGTAAAACTCCTACCGCACAAACTTACAATCCAGCACAAGAAGCTGCAAAGCGGATGGAGAAGAAAATACTAGACCAACTTGAGGAGTCTAGTGCATCTAAACATTTGCGCCTCACTGCATTTGAAATGGCTTTATTTGGCACAGGCATCATTAAAGGCCCATTTGCGGTAGATAAAGAGTATGCTAATTGGGACGATGAAGGTAACTATGACCCGTTAATTAAAACGGTACCAAAAGTAGAAAACGTTTCTATTTGGAACTTTTACCCTGATTCTGACGCTAAAAATATGGATGAATGCGAATTTATTATCCAGCGGCATCGCCTAAGTCATTCAGATTTACGCGCACTTAAGAAGCGCCCATACTTCCGTGCTGACGCCATTGATAATGCCGTTTCTATGGGCACTAACTACATTCGTAAGTGGTGGGAAACAGACATTGAAGACTACCGAAATTCATATGATATCGACCGGTTTGAAATCCTTGAGTTCTGGGGCAACATCGACAAAGATGTAGCAGAAGAAGCAGGGCTTGATGTTCCTGCCGATTTGAAGAATGTAGACACGCTACAAGTTAACTGCTGGATTTGCCACGATAAAATCCTACGGCTTGTAATCAATCCGTTTACGCCTAAGCGTATTCCGTATTTTGCCGCACCATACGAAATGAATCCTTATTCATTCTTTGGCGTAGGCTTAGCAGAAAACATGACTGATACCCAGCAGCTTATGAATGGCTTTATGCGCATGGCTGTTGATAATGCCGTACTTTCTGGAAATCTTATATTTGAAATTGACGAAACCAACCTAGTCCCAGGGCAAGACCTTGAGCTCTACCCCGGTAAAGTATTTCGTAGACAAGGTGGCGCACCAGGTCAAGCGCTATTTGGCACTAAGTATCCTAACGTCAGCGCCGAAAACATGATGATGTTTGATAAAGCGCGGCAGATGGCCGATGATGCTACGGGTATTCCATCGTACTCCCACGGCCAAACAGGCGTACAAGGCACCGGCCGTACAGCCGCCGGCATCTCTATGCTTATGGGAGCTGCCCAGCTGAGCATTAAAGGCGTAGTTAAAAACATTGACGATTACTTGCTACAGCCTTTAGGGGAAGCATTCTATGCATTCAATATGCAATTTGATTTTGACCCTGATATTAAAGGTGACTTAGAGGTTAAAGCGCGTGGTACCGAAAGCTTGATGAAAAATGAAGTTCGGTCACAACGGCTACTTCAACTTCTCAATATTGCAGGGAATCCAAACCTTGCATCATTTGTTAAGTTTTCTGTCGTACTTAAAGAATTGGCACAGTCTATGGACTTGGATGCCGAGAAGTTTATTAACGATGAGCGGGAAGCATTCCGGCAAGCACAGATTATTCGTGAAGCTGGCGGGATGCAGCAACAGCAACAACCTGACCAAGGGCTTAGCCCAATGGATATGTCTGGCGGCGGCGCCGGTAACATAGGGGTAGGAGGAGCAGCTGTGCCGGGCGAGCAAGGCTTTAGTGCCGCCGGTGAGCAAGCACCACAACAAGAACAAAACCCACAGGCACAACTTGCTAGTATACTAGGAGGTCTTCGGTGACACCAGAAGTAGCTAAAAAACTACTCCCACTTGTTAATACTAAAAAGAATACAGACGCTCTAGAACTCTATATGGAAGAACGGATTAAAGATGCGTTTAAGGTACTAGAACAGTCTACTGATGTGGTAGTTATCCACATGGCACAAGGAGCAATCCGCGAGTTACGCAGGTTAAAAAGTTTGCGTAGCGAGGTAGTAGCAAAGGCAGGACAGAATGGCTAATGAATCAACCCCTATGATTGGACAACGCATGACACGGCGGCAAGCTGTAAATCGGGGTAAGCAGGATATTCAAGACTATAATGATGCTGGCATTTCTTCTTTAGAGATGTTGCCTATGTATCTTACAGGCACAGCAGACGCTGTAAATGACGCCCTTCGTATTTCTCGTTCTACCGCTAATAAATTTGATTATCAAGATGATGACCGCACTGAAGACACGCTGAGGCACATTCTACTTGGTGGACTTGCTGAAGTAGGCGAAGAGGACAGCGTCCTAGGCATGAAAAATTTCTTAGGAACGGGGCTAGGGTCAAAAGTTGCCTCGGAACTGATTGATTTCCGTGAAGCTAGCGGCAGTCCTGAAAGTAAGATTGATGTTATCAATAATGAGTTTGGGCGGCAACTAAGAAAAGCATATCCAAATAGAGAAGAGTTTATTCAACAAGCTATTGACGTAGCTCAAAAAATGTACGCTGGAGAAGAAGTTGAACCTATCAATGATATGTCTCCAGCGCTTAGCTACGGGGCATTGCCAATCCCTGAGCAAGCTGAAGGAGGAATTATGATGGCACAAACCGGAAAAACAGCATTGCCAATGACAGAGGCAACATCAGCGCCACAAGGCGGCGGACCTAAAGCAGCAAATCCTGCCGCTAAGCCGTCCCTTGTTCCTGCTCCTACTGCGGCTCCACGCCCCGGCGCGGCTGACCCCCGCGATGCTGCAATTCAAGAAGTATCTCAAAAAATGAAAGAAAATCAAACTGCACAAATGCCTCCTTCTATTGTGCCTGCTGAACAACCTGCTTCAGATGCCCTCCCCCAGCAACCAGTTGGGGGTCTGGCAGCACCTACAAATATGCCCGTACCTATGATGGCAAAAGGCGGAATGAAAGATGATTCGTCCGAAGGTCTTGCTGTTATGATTGGGCTTGGTGCGCCGACCTCCTCATATGATGATTATGAAGATGCTGCCGAAGGTAATCCTCCACCTGGAGCAACTAAAGAAGAAGTAGCTGACGACCAACTTGTACTCTTGAGCGAGGGGGAACTTGTAGTTCCTGCTAACGTGGTACGTTATCATGGCCTTGGCACATATGAATCAATGCGGCGCGAGGCGCTTATGGGACTACAAGACATGGAGCAAAATGGCCAAATTGAATATGTTAGTGGTGGCGCAGAAAAAGCAGATAAAATTGATGATAATGGCGGAATCGTAAAAGCGCAAGCTGGTACATATTTAATGAATACGCCTTTTCCTTCTACAATGATGTCGCCCCAATACAAAACGACTGCTTTAGCAGCGCCAGTTGCAGCATCGTCACAGTACATACAAACTCCAGGAACCAAAACACTACAAACTCCAGCGTTGGGTACTACAGGCACAACAAGCACAACATCGTTAACTCCGCTTAGCCTCGGGCAGCCGACTCCTAATGTTCCTACGGATATTACAGGCGTATACGCTCCTAATGTTGGCGAATATTTGACACGTCAAACCACAGGCACGGACGCTGAAGACGGCACCGGAGACACTGGTGATGGCACTGACGATACTGCGCAGCAGCCTAGTTCACAACAACGAGATGATGGTGGAAATGATGGGCGTGAACCAACCAGCTATGCTACAACTGTTTTTGGTGGTACCTCAGAAAATGGCTTAATTCGTGGCGGCACAAAGTATGAAGTATCCTATGAGTCAAGCACCCCTTCTAAAGTTCCAGGCATTGCTGGTGCATTATTAAGTTTAGGAAATTTAGACCAGGTGCGTCTGACTGACCCTAGAACAGGGCAATCTGCGCTTATGTCTAAAGAAACTTATAATAAAATGAAAGAAAATAGAACTGACCCTGCTAATCTTTCGTTAATTAACGATATTATGGCTGGTCAGCAAGCGGTCGATTATAACTTAACACGTTCACGTGAAATAGCACCATTTAAAACCGGTGTTCAAGAAATGGGAGCTGCTTTTGGTTTAGGCAGAGCACCAGGCTCTACCAAAGCAGAACAACAAGCTGCGGCAAAAGCTATCGCAGATGATATGGGTATTGGTTACACAGGGCAATCCCTAGCTGAAATGATTGCTATGGACAAAAACTACAGCGGTCAAAAATCTCCTGTGTATACTTCTGATGCACAAGGTAATCTTGTTCTTGATACGCGCTATAGCACCGGCCCAACTGGTACGACTGCCGCAGAAACTATTGCTGGCGCTGGCCAATTCAGTGGCACCCCTGCTGCCCCTGTAGCAGTTGATAGGTACACTGGACCGTACACTGAACCTACATTAGGTTTAGGAATGCCTACTTCTGGCGGTTACCGGTTTGACCCAACTACTGGCACAATGACGCCTACTACTGATTATACTTATGGTAAATCAAGTGTACCCGGCATAGCTAATAGAGCAGGAACAATAATGACAGCTATTGACCCTGCAACTGGTGCGGTTAGTTCTCAACCAATGCCACAAATGAGCACAATTAACCAATCTGCTTTGTCTTCTTCGCAAAGAAGTACGGCTAGTGCTATTGTTGACGCCCAGATGAAAGCAGCTGGTATCAGTCCTACCACAGAAATATCCAGAAGTCCTGCTCGTACAATTACTCCTACTGGTGGAGCTATTGAAGAAGTTAAATACTCAGATGGTAGCACGGCTCTAGTACATGCAGGCACAGACGTTGGTATTAACACTGGCGGAGGACGGGGCGTTGGAATGACAGCAAACCAAATAGCCGAACAACGGGCATCGTATGCAGGCCTAGACAGAAGCGCCGGCGCTATTGATGACGAAATGGGCGATGTTGAAACAATATCAGGACAAGGTTTTGGTTCTGACTTTGCTAAAGAAGATGCAAATGTTGGCGGATACTCGCGTGGGCCTTCTGTTTCATCTGGCGGAAGTTACGCGGATAACAAAGCTGCAGCTGATTCCGCTGCACAAGACCAAACAGGAAGTTCTACCGCGTCTGCAGTTACCGATAAAGACGGTAATGCAGTTACATCTGGTGACGGAAGTATTGTTACTAACGACCCACAGAAAGACAATTCTGGTGGCGGTAGCACCGGCGGTGGATGTGTTATTGCTACGCATGCTGTTGCTAATGGAGGGTTTTCTCCAGATGTTAAACGTGAAGCAGTTCGCTGGTGCGTTAAAAACTTGCATCGTAAATGGTATGGTGAGGCAATTCGCCGCGGATATCGGTATCATGGCAACAAAGCCATTGCTTACGGCCGTGCCCATAATCACTACGAAGAATTTAAAGATTATGTAGATTTTGCTACTGGCAAAAAGCGTAACTTTAAAAACCTTGGTACTTTTGTTTATAGAACAATACAGTTTTTTATCACTGGACTTTTTGTTTAAAACATGGTATCATTATCCCACAGTTTTAAATAACTGTAGCTGGCTACCCATCACCCCATTTGGCTACTGGTGGCCCCGTCAAGGAGAATGTTATGGCTGAAGTAGCTGTAAAACAAGAAATTAAAACTACCCCGATTAAATACAAAAAAGACCGTTCCAATGAAGATGCAGAACTGCAGCGACTAGAAGAAGAACGTGCAAGTTTGCTACAGGAACAACTAGATGACACCGTAGATAAAGAAGAAACTGCAAGTCTTCAGCCTGAAGAAAAAACATTTAAAAAACGTTACGGCGATTTACGCCGGCATGCTCAGCAAAAAGAAGAGCAACTAAAAGAACAAGTTAGAAAATTAGAAGAACAGCTTTCTACTGCTACCAAAGAGGCAATTAAACTTCCTAAATCTGATGAAGAAATTGCCGACTGGTCAGAGAAATACCCAGATGTAGCAAAGATTGTTGAAACAATTGCTACTAAAAAAGCACAAGAACTGGATTCTTCACTTGAAAAACGCTTACAGCTTATTGCAGAGCGCGAAGCTGACGCTAATAGAAAGCGCGCTGAAGCTGAACTCCTTCAGCTACATCCTGATTTTGATGATATCAGAAATAGCGAAGATTTCCATTCATGGGTACAAGAACAGCCTACATGGGTACAAAATGCGCTATATGAGAATGAATCAGATGCACGCGCCGCCGCACGCGCAATTGATTTGTACAAAATTGATAGCAATATTGCCGAAAAGAAAAGCAAGTCAACTAGACCTGATAAAGAAGCGGCTAAAGCTATTTCTTCCCGTAGTTCTAGCACGGTAGCTAGCACTAAAGAATCGCAGTCAAATCAATGGCGAGAGTCTGACGTAGCTAAAATGCGTCCACAAGAGTATTCTAAGTATGAAGAAGCTATTATGGATGCTATTCGTACCGGTAACTTTATTTACGATGTTTCTGGTGGCGCACGGTAAATTTTACTTTACAAACCGCCAAAAATATGGTACAAAATATATAAGAATATAAATAGCGGCCCCTTTTGGCAACCCGCACACATGCCCTACATATCATATTTGGCATATTTTTGTTTTAGATTGTAACCCTGAGTGTAGCAGGGTATACGATTTTCTCTCCTTATAAACTACCCATGAGACGCTTAGCCCTGCTTGACGCAGTTACCTAAGTAGACTGGCCTTTAGAGTGTTCAGAAAATCGGTGTTTTTAGCCCTCATTTAGGAGAAATACGATGGCTTTTAAAACTGCCGCTGGATACGGTAATCTACCAAATGGCAACTTTAGCCCGGTAATTTACTCGCAAAAAGTCCAGCAAGCTTTCCGTAAATCTTCTGTCGCAGAGCAAATCACGAATTCCGATTATTTCGGTGAAATCGCAAACTTTGGCGATACTGTTCGTATCATTAAAGAGCCAGAAATCACCGTTAAGGAATACGCTCGTGGGACTCAAATTACCCCACAAGACCTCGACGACGAAGATTTTAGCCTTGTTGTAGACAAGGCCAACTACTTTGCATTTAAAGTAGATGACATTGAAGACGCGCACAGCCACGTTAACTTTGAATCATTGGCATCTGACCGTGCAGGCTACCGCCTTCGCGACCAGCATGACCAAGAAGTTCTCGGTTATCTGTCAGGTTATGCTCAGACTGCCCTCAGCACTGCTGCCGGTGCCGTAAACACAACTGTTTCCGGTTCTAAGGCTGTTGCAACGGCTGGTTCTGACGAATTGCTGACAAGCATGAAGCTTCGTAAAGACAGCTTTGGTAACATCACCACTGCTGGTGCTGCCGACCACTCAATTCCTCTAGCAGCACGTCTGCCTGGTGCAACTGCGCTCCCAACTCTGACTGCCTCACCATTGATGGTAATCGCACGTATGGGACGTAAGCTGGACCAGCAGTTTGTTGACTCAGATGGTCGTTGGTTGGTCGTTGACCCTGTTTTCGTTGAATTGCTGAAAGATGAAGACTCACGTCTTCTGAATGGCGACTTTGGCGGTTCTGGCCTTCAGGCTGGGCTTGCTATCGGTCGTATTCACGGCTTTGACGTTTACGTGTCAAACAACCTGCCAGTCGTAGGTGGAGGCCCAGACACAACTGGTACTGCTAACCAGAACACCGACTACGGTGTCATTGTTGCTGGCCACTCTTCAGCTGTAGCTTCGGCTTCACAAATTACGAAAACTGAGTCATATCGTGACCCAGATTCGTTTGCGGACATCGTTCGCGGTATGCACCTGTACGGCCGCAAAATCCTTCGTCCTGAAGGCATTGTAACGGCTAAGTACAACGCTGCTTAAGGGGGGGTAAACAATGGCTATTTTTGACATGACCTCATCAGCTACCGCTGGTGTAAATGCTAACTCCATTGCTGCTCTTCCAGCAAGCCGTCACGGCATGAACGTGCGCATGGTAGAAGCTATTCTCGACATTGAGAAAATTACTGGCTATTCGTGTACGAATGGTGATATCTTCGAGCTTCTAGAAATCCCTGCCAATACTATGGTTCTGTTCGCTGGTGCAGAAGTCCTGAAGGCCTTCAATGGTACTTCGCCAACCGTCGACATTGACTTCGGCGCAGGTGATGACATCATTGATGGTGGTGACGTAACTAGCACAGGTTTTCTGGCTCAGGGTACAAACGGTACAGCAATGACCACTTCTGGTACACTTGCTTTTGTTCAGCACGTAACTACCACTGATACGATTGACGTGAAACTGATTGCCGCTTCGGCGGACGTCACTGAAGGTCGTCTCCGTGTGATTGCTTGTGTAGCTGACACCAATGGTGCTCAGGAACTGGCAACTGAAGTAACACGCGACAACGCGTAAATAAAATAAGGGGGTAAGGGGAAACTCTTACTCCCTATAACTGTATGTAAGTTCCAGCATGGCCACATATCTTGATTTAACTAATGGTGTTCTTAATCGAATGAATGAGGTTGAACTTACAGCTTCTTCGTTTGCTAACGCTCGCGGTTTTCAAATTCAATGTAAAAACGCAGTTAATGATGCAGTAAATTATATAAATCAAAGAGAATTTGGCTGGCCATTTAATCATGCTAGCAATACACAAACACTTGTAGCTGGTACAACTCGTTACACAATTCCTGTTACAGCTAAGCATATTGATTACCAAACATTTAGAATATCAAAAGATTCTGCGTTAGCTAGTCCAGGCGTAGCATTAAAAACGTTAGAATATAACGAATATGTTGATAAATTTATTGACCAAGAAGACGATACAACGGTAATTGGCGGATTACCAGAATTTGTTTTTAGAACTCCAGATAATAACTTTGGATTGTACCCGTATCCTAACAAAGCATACGAATTAAAATTTGAATACTTTGAAATACCCACGCTTCTTAGTTTGTACACAGATACCCCTACAATCCCAGACCAATTTAGACAAATAATTATTGATGGCGCAACCGCATTCGCTTATCAGTACCGCGGAGAATCTCAACAGTACCAGTTGAATTTTGTACGATTTGAAGAAGGCATTAAGCATATGCAATCTATCTTATTGAATAGATTTGATTATATGCGTTCTACATTTATTGAGAGGCCAAAGCTGTACGGCGCAGGTAATGTAATATAGGTATAAAAAATGGCAGACGAATCCGGCCTTAGTCCTTTTGTATTTGCCTGTCAGGGTGGTTTGGTTCTTGACCAGTCTACTTTTGTTATGCAACCTGGTATGGCCCTTGAACTAGAAAACTTTGAGCCTGATGTACAAGGTGGCTACAGACGTATTTCTGGTTATACTAAGTGGACTACAGAAACAGTACCCTACACTGCTAGTGCCACTGAAGCTGTTTTAATGTCTGCCTATTATAACGGCGATGTGATTGCAGCTAGAGGCGAAAAAGTATTCAAGTCTACAAACGGTAGTACACTTTTAGATGGCGCAGTACTTGCTGGTGATACAACTCTTACCGTTGATTCAACTACAGGTTTTCCATCAGCAGGAACCTTGATAATTGGTACAGAGCAAATTACTTATACGGGTACTACCGCAACCACATTTACTGGATGTACACGCGGGGCAAATGGTACTACTGCAGTCGGCTATCCAGATGGAACTGCTGTATACGCGTTTTGGACAGAGATAGATACTGGCAGAACAAGTGCTACTAAATACACGCATTTTAGATATACTCTAGCAGGTAGCGATTATATTGTTTGGGCAGACGGAGCAAACGCCGCATCAAAATACGATGGTAGCACTGTTACAGATTTAAATGCTACCGGCGCGCCAGCTGACCCTAAATATGTTGTAGGATATAAAAATATCCTTTTCTTTGCAGGGCATAGTGCTAACCCAGAAGAAGTTATTTTT